AGTCACTGGCGGCATCCTGATCGCTAACCCCGGTACGACCGGCACGACCTACACGATGCCCATCGTGGTTACGTCGGGCGCTACCGTTGGCGTTAACGATCTGGTGTCCAGCGCCAAGGTCGGCAGCACCTTCAATTGGACCGTCATCAATATCGGCACCACCACCGGCGACATCACGATGGCTGCTGGTACTGGTACTGGCTGGACCATTGTCGGCTCGCTGACCATTGACAACGAAACTTCGGCCTCGTTTGTTGCTCGTAAAACCAGCGACACGACCTGGACCTTGTATCGTACTGCCTAAGGCTAACAAGGGGCTTCGGCCCCTTGTTTCCACCTTTTTTGGAATCAATAGAAAGGTTCACCATGCCTAATACCAAAGCGATTGGTGTCGCGTTTGCCGACCCGGCGTTTGACTCGGTGCAAGTTGGCTCGGCCAGCGCTCCGATTCAGATCACGTCCTCGGGCGTGCTCAACGGCGGCTACGCCACCACCTCTGCCACCTCGGGCGACACCCGCCTGAACTACCAGCGTCTGACCTTCACGTCCACCGGCTCGGGTGAAACCATCCGCGCCTTCTCGGTCGTGACCGGCGCAAACGCTGCCACTGCTGGCACCATCAACGGCGCGCACATCAGCACGTCGATCAATGGTTCTGGCACCATCAGCGGCGCGGCCAACGCCATTCGTGCAACCATCGGTGGCTCGTCCACCAACCCCGGCGGCACGCTGGCAGCCCTGCAACTGGACTCCGATTTCGCCTCTGGCGGCACTTGGAGCAATGCGTCGTTCTTGCGCGTGACCAACTCGGGCACGGGCGAGGTTGGCAACTTTGCTGTGATGCCCGCCGTAAGCGCAACCGGCGTCTTCCGCGCCAAAGTCGGCTCTCCTGTGGTCACCCACACGATTCCGATCAAGAGCGGCAGCACCACCTACTACATCATGGTCAGCACGGTGGCCTGATGCAGATAACCAAGGAATTCCTGCAAACGGAAATCCAAGGTCTTGAGGCTGAGATCGGGAAGGCGCAAACCTTCCTGACTCAGGCTCAAGCGGTTTTGGGTGCCTACAAAATGCTCCTGGTTAAGCTCGATGAGCCTGAGCCGGAGGCTGAATCAACGGAGTCGTAATGGCCGTCATCTATCTTACTCATCCGGTCCACGGGGCCAAGGTTGCTTGCTCCGACATTGAAGCGGATTTTGATGAACAGTTTGGATGGCAGCGCTACAATCCTGATGAGGAAATTGAGCCTCAAAGTGAGCCGGAACCGGCGCCTGTCGTCCGACGCGCCAGACGCAAAAAAGATGACCTGAGCGAAGGAGTTTGACATGGCGACCTACACCGCAGGCGATCAGATCAACCGGGCGCTGCGGCTGCTGGGTGTGCTGGCCGAGGGAGAAACGCCGTCGGCATCGGTGTCGCAAGACGCCTTGATGGCTCTCAATCAGATGATCGACTCGTGGAAAACCGAGCGGCTGTCTGTTTTCTGCACCATCGACCAGATCGTCAACTGGCCGGTCGGTTCCATCGAAGAAACCCTTGGCCCCACAGGCTCCTTGGTGCGCCTGAACGGCACGGCTGTGCGGCCCATTCTGGTTGACGACGCCACGTATTTCAAAGACCCCGGCACGGGCGTGTCCTACGGCATCAAGCTGATCAACCAGCAGCAGTACGACGGCATCGCGGTCAAGACGGTGACATCGACCTACCCTCAGGTCATGTTCGTCAACAACACGTACCCGGACTTCACGATCAACCTGTACCCGCGCCCCACGCGCCTGCTGGAGTTCCACTTCATCAGTGTGCAGGAGATCAGCCAGCCTGCGACGCTGGCGACCAACTTGCTGTTCCCACCGGGCTACCTGCGGGCGTTCACCTACAACTTGGCCTGCGAGTTCGCGCCCGAGTTTGGCGTCGAGCCGTCGCCCCAGGTGCAGCGCATCGCCACGACCAGCAAGCGCAACCTGAAGCGCATCAACAACCCGGACGATGTGATGTCGATGCCGTACTCGCTGATCGCTACGCGCCAGCGGTTTAACGTGTACACCTCGAACTATTGATCATGGAATTCACATTTCGTTCTCGCAAAGTAGAAGTGTGCATCCGCTTGGGGCGTGTGTACAACCTGCTGCACGAAAAATTCCTTGGCTCTGCAATTAACGTACGCATCGGCAAAACCACTTGGTCTACCAGTAAAGGTTTGCGTAGATTGGAGGACGCGTGAAAACTCCGATTCTGGGGTCAACCTACGTGGCCCGCAGCGTCAACGCTGCCGACGCCCGCATGGTCAATCTCTACCCCGAGATCGTGCCCGAGGGCGGCAAGGAGCCTGCGTACCTTCAGCGGTGCCCAGGCTTGCAGTTCCTCGCCAGCGTCGGTGTCGGGCCGATCCGGGGCATCTGGGCGTTCTCCAACAACGCCAGCGACGCCTTCGTTGTCTCGGGCAACAGCCTGTACAAGATCAACACCAGCTACAGCGCCACGCTGCTGGGCACCATCGCCGGTAGCGGCCCGGTCAGCATGGCCGACAACGGCACCCAGTTGTTCATCGCGGCCAACGGCCCGAGCTACATCTACAACAACACGACCAACGCCTTCTCGCAGATCACCGACCCGGACTTTCCTGGCGCGGTGACAGTCGGCTATCTGGACGGCTATTTCGTTTTCAACGAGCCAAACAGCCAGAAAATTTGGGTGACGCAACTGCTTGACGGCACCAGCGTTGACCCGTTGGATTTTGCCAGCGCAGAAGGCTCCCCCGACGGCGTGGTCGGCATCATTGTTGACCACCGCGAGGTTTGGGTCTACGGCACCAACAGCGTCGAGGTTTGGTACGACACTGGCGCGTCAGACTTCCCCCTGCAACGCATCCAAGGTGCGTTCAATGAGATCGGCTGCGCGGCGGCGTATTCGATCGCCAAGATGGACAACGGGCTGTTTTGGCTTGGGCAAGACGCGCGCGGCCAAGGCGTTGTCTACCGGGCCAACGGCTACACAGGCCAGCGCATCAGCACGCACGCTGTCGAGTGGCACATCCAGCAGTACGGCAGCCTGTCGGACGCTATCGGCTACACCTACCAGCAGGTGGGTTCTCCAACGGCTCGTTCACCCGGCACCGCAGCAACTGCCAGATGTCGTTCAACAACGAGATCATCGTGGGCGACTACGAAAACGGCAACCTGTACGCCTTCGACATGGAAACTTACGCCGACAACGGCCAGATTCAAAAGTGGCTGCGTACATGGCGGGCACTGCCCAGCGGCCAGAACAACCTGCGCCGCACCACGCACCACAGCCTCCAGATCGACTTGGAAACCGGCGTCGGCCTGAACCTGGGCCAAGGCAGCGACCCCGAGGTCATGCTGCGCTGGAGCGACGACGGCGGCCACACATGGTCGAACTACCACACCTCGCCTGTGGGCCGGATCGGCGAGTACTACCGCCGCACGTTCTTCCGGCGTCTGGGCATGACCCTGAAGCTGCGCGACCGCGTGTACGAGTTGTCCATGACCGATCCAGTCAAGACGGCGATCATGGGTGCTGAACTGCTCATCAGCCCGACAAATGCCTGAGCATGGCAAACGTCGATCTCACCAACATCACGCCCCCACGGGTGCCGCTGATAGATCAGCGCACCGGGCTGATCTCGCGTGAGTGGTATCGGTTCTTCCTCAATCTGTTTCAACTGACCGGCAGCGGCCAGAACACCACTTCGCTGACCGACTTGCAGCTTGGGCCCCCGCCTACGCAGCAAGAAGACTTTACCGACATCATCATCGACATCCAAGGGCTGCTGACGCAGCCTGTGGCCGGCACTCCCGAATTGCAGGCCGCGCTTGACGCCGTGCGGCAGGAGTTGCAGACGCTGCCGCCCAAGGCCGTTGATGAGTTGCAGCAACAGATCAACAACCTGCGCCAAGAGGTGCAGACCCAGCGCCAGCCGGAGCTGGGTAGTTTTGCTGCGCTGCAACAAGACAATCTGCCGTGGACGACCTTTGACACCACGCCCGAGCATGTGCCCACTGCAATCGGTACGGTAGCCTGGGACGGCGGCACGACGCTGGGTATCCAGATGACGGCCAACGTGCTTCAGCCAGTTGGTGAGGCGCAGTACTTTTACATCAAGGCCGACAGCACCATCACCAAGGGTCAACTGATCATGTTCACTGGCGCAGTGGGTGCCAGCGGCGTGATTAAGGGTGCTCCAGCCACTGGGATTACAGACGGCCAGTACCTGATGGGTATCGCCGCCGAAGACATCGCCACCAACGGGTTTGGTCTGGTGACCTCGTTCGGCCATGTGCGCGGCTGGAACACAACGGGTGCCCCGGTCGGTGAAACGTGGGCCGACGGCGACATCTTGTACTACAACCCATCGGTTGCTGGTGGGCTGACCAAAACCCAGCCGACCGCACCCAACGTCAAGGCAACTGTGGCCGTCGTGGTCAACGCCGCGCCCGCAGGCTCCGGCGACGTGTTCGTCCGGGTGTCCACTGGCTCTGTGCTGGGCGGCACCGACTCGAACGTGCAGTTTGGCACCCTTGCCACCAACGACCTGATCCAGTACAACGGCACCTATTGGAAGAACGTCACCCCGGCGTCTGTGATCAATAGCGCAGGCGGCGCCCCCGTCACCAAGACCGCCAACTTCTCGGTGGCCGCTGGCGAGACTTGGCTGATCAACAACAAGTCTGGCTCGTCCTGCACCGTAACGCTGCCGACGGCCAGCACCAACACGGGCCGGGTGCTGCACTTTCAGAACTACCAGGCGCAAACGCTGGTGTCAGCTTCGAGTAATGTCGTGCCGCTGGCCGGTGGGTCGGCGACCACGGCGATCTTGGAGGCTGTTGCAGGCGCCAACGCGACGCTTGTGTCTGACGGCACAAATTGGATAATGACGCAGTACGACTCCAACAACGCGCTGCAATTGGAATAAGGAGCCTCCCATGACTGTCACCGTCAAAAATCTAGTCCCGGCCAAGACGGTCGAGAACACCCAGACCACCCAGTACACGGCTACTGGCGTGACGACCATCATCGACAAGTTCACCGCGACCAACTACAACACGGCTGCGGCGACGATCAGCGTCAACTTGGTCACGCTGGCCGGGTCTGCGGGCAACAACAACTTGATCACCAAGACCAAGACGCTCCAGCCTGCCGAGGTCTACACGTTCCCAGAATTGGTCGGCCAAGTGCTCAATCCTGGCGACTTCATCAGTACAATCGCTGGAACTGCCAGCAGCATCAACATGCGCGTCAGCGGGCGCGAAGTGACATGAGCCTGTATTTCAACAAAATCGCTTTTGATATGAACGTAATGCCACTTCAGGTGGCTTTGCGTCGCATGCCGCGTTTATTTGGAAAATACAATGATCGTTGCGTAGGCGATAGTCCTCATAGAGAAAGTAGCGATTTGTGGATTCGCTACAACAAAAGAGAATCAGTTGATGCTTGCAATCAGCCTTTAACGGCTGACCATCCGGCAAATGAACCGCATCGGTCGGTGTGGTACCCGGCGTATTATCAGTTGCCTCAGTTGCGCCCTATTATTTTTGACTTGATGACTCTTGTTGAAGGCGAAGAATTGGGTACGGTTTTAATGGTCAAATTGGAGGCTGGTAAAACTATTTACACCCATTGCGATGGGGGTTGGGCGGCGGGGTACTACGAAAAATACTTTGTGCCTGTGCAAATTGCCCCCGGAAGCGTTTTTAACTTTCCAGACGGCTCGTTTAACGCGCAGCTTGGAGATGTCTATTGGTTTGACAACAGCATTCCGCACAATTACGAAAATCAGTCAAATCAAGACACAATTATGTTAATTGTTGCAATTCGTTCTGACATTGTGCCGGGGGCCAAATGACATCGGTTAGCGAAATTCACCACCAACTGGTTGGAACGTTTGCGGTTGACCCAAAAATTGTACATAATTTTTCCGATGGTTTATACGCCAAACAAATGACTATTCCTAAAGGGTTTGCAGCGGGGCAACACGCACACACTTTTAACCATTTAAGCATTCTTGCTACAGGAAAAGTCATTGTGTCAACAGATGATGGAGAACAAATTTTTGAAGCGCCTGCTTGCATTGAAATAAAAAAGCAGGTTAACCATATGATTACGGCTTTGGAAGATTCTGTTTGGTTTTGTATCCATGCAACAAACGAAACAAACGTTGACCGCGTTGATGAAGTGTTGATTCAAAAAGGGGGTTGATATGCCTTTAGGATGGATGGCTGCCGCAGTAGCCGGCAGTGCGTTGCTTGGCGCCAGCGCTTCTCGCAGTGCGGCTAAAACGCAAGCGCAAGCTGCCCGCGAAGCGGGCGATGTGCAACGCGAAATCTTCGAGCGGCAAGTCGAACTTGGCAAACCGTACCGCGAAGCTGGTGAACTGGCGCTCAACAAGCTGATTCCATTGGCTACCGAGTACCCGCCCT